CATGTCTAGATTTAACTACAAGAACCACCCGGTTATTAGCCGCGTGGAACGAATCTCTGTGTCTCCGGCACAGGATTACCCTGATATTGTTGCAGACCCCTCGCTCAACCGCGTGCAAACTGTGCTTAAGATTCGAGAAGTTGTGCGTGATGGCTACATCGCACGCGGTTTCAAGGATGTTAGCGTCAAGTTTGTTGACGGTAGCGTGCAGGACATGATTGACACTAGCAAACTCGACGGGCGTCCTCTTCCAGAGACGCTCATCTTTGATGCAGAGTTGACTATGCCTGAGGTAATCGCATCAGAAGTACCCGTTGGGCTCAAGTCTGAGCTCAAGAAAGAAGAACACCGCAGTTACAAGAACTACGGTGCGTATAAACAAAATGACCACATCTACTGGACATGAACAAGTATAGCACCCTCCTCATTTGCTTGATGCTTAGCGCATCTACTGTCTTCGGACAGCGTGTCGAACGAACTGAGACAGTCGCCGACTGGCAAAACATCAACATCAAAGCCGCTGGTATTCTCGTGAAGAACGGCACTCATCGTGCATCTATTCTCGTGACTGACAGTGGTGCCGTGTTTGCAGACCCTGACGTGGTGTGTCAAGGCTTTTGGATTGAGCAGTACAACCGCTCAGGCAGTATTACCGAGTATATCTCGCTTGGATTTGATTGCTCGAGAGAGTGGCCTCTCCAATACGAGTACCGCTACACTTCGCGTGATGAGAACGGGACTAAGTTCGATGTATATCGTGCTATCGGGTATCACCGCGTCAAGCTCTACATGCTAGCTGATGAATTTTGATATGTCATTGCCAGATTGGTTAGTGTTTATAACTGGTCTAGGTATCTTTATGCTAATGCTTTACATTGGCGGTAGATTAGATGACTAATCCTATCACGGGCAATGGCCCCGTGTGTTTTGTACTTAACATTGGAAACATGAGTACACGTTCACTTGTTGAACAATTAGTTCAGGACAATCCAAACGCATCAAATGCTGAGATTGCCCGCCTCGCGATTGACGCTGGGTCTTCCGTATCAGAGCGCCAACTTCGCAAGATGGCTGCCTCTGTTAAGGTTGGAACCAGCGACATGAACGTAGTCGTAGACAACAGTAAATCTTCTGTGTCTGCAGACAATTTGACCTCTACCACGCTCAACGTAGACGGCTCTAAGGAGCTATCATACAAGGGCAGTTCTTCTATTACCAGTCTTGACGAAGCAGTTGCTTTCTTTGAAGTTGATACCACTAAGTGGCAAGTGACATCATGGACATGCAACTCTTGGGATGCTGGTGACAAGACGAACTACCAAGTTAAAGTTAAACTGGCGCCGGTTGGCCCGGCTGACGTTGACTTGACAGAGGTTCAAGAAGCTTACAAGTCTTCCGTCCGTAAGGTCAAGGCTCGTAAGGTTAAGGGTGCCGGTACTGGCGTGGCTGTCCTCTCGGACTTTCACATCGGTGCTAAGGTAACCGACATGCTTCAGACAGACGACTTCGGCTACGATGTAGTCGTTGACCGACTGAACCAAGCTGCAGAGCAAATCAACCGCTTGAATTACAAGAAGGTTGAGGTCGCTATGCTTGGCGATTTTATCGAGACCTTCACCGGACTCAACCACATGAACAGTTGGCAACAGCTTGAGTATGGTGGCTACGGTGCGAACGTCACGATTATCGCCTACAACATCCTCCGTGACTTCCTCGCTCAGATTAACAATCTAAAGCGGGTGACAGTTGTGTCTGGTAACCATGATAGAACTACTATCAAAGCAGACATTGACAGCCACGGTGGTGTTGCTCAAATCTTGGCCTTCATGCTAGAACAATCTGGCTTCAAGGTTAAGTTTGACCACGCGCTCGTCAGCGAGAATATCGACGGTATTCGGTACATCTTCACTCACAACCACCTCGGTTTGTCTAAGAACGATATGGTTCAGACATTCTGGGAGTACGGTGAGCAAGGTGTGTACAACGTCCTCTTGGGCGGCCACTACCACAGTCGACGCGGCAAAGCACAGTATAAGAAGGTTGACAACATTCACTGGGACCAAGCGAACTATCGCTCCATCAGTGTTGCACCAATCTTCACAGGTAACTGGTACTCAGAATCCAATGGATGGTCGAGCACCAGCGGCATCACTATTCTTGAGAATAATGGTGCTGGCAGACCCAACGTATTCGACTTTACGTTGGTCTAAAGTTAAGGTGGGGGCAGTCGGCAAGGGCTGTCCCCTTAACTTCCCACTATGACTCACCAAGAAATCGCCAAGCTGGTGACACCGGCCGCATGGAACGGTGCTGCTAGCATAACCAAACACACCCAAGACAGAGAAGAGGCTGTCGCTCATGCGCTCCGTACTATTATCAGCAAGTTTGACCAATGGGACGGAAGACCTATCGAAGCATGGGCTAATCGTATCGCACGCAACAAAGCTATCGACCTTAAGAAAGGACGTAAGCGCGAGGCAGATTACGAACCTACAGAGTTTATGCACGTGGCCGAGGAACAACCAGACTCGGCTGACCACAGTAAACTCCACGCTGCTATTGATTCCCTTAATCCAAGGAAGCGGGAGCTGACTATCCTGCATTACTATAAGGGGATGGAGATGCAGACAATAGCAGAATCACTCAACCTAAACCTGTCAACCGTGAAAGTCACGGTGATGCGGGCTAGACAAGACATCAGAAAATACCTTGAGCAAAATCGTTAAGCAGGTGGAACGTAAGTCCATGGAGATTCGCTACAGCGGACGTTCCACGGACTACATTTCACCTTCATTCGGCTATGGCTGTCTGTTCAACTGCAGCTATTGCTACATGAAACGACACATGCCCAACGGCCTAACAGTAGCAGGCAATGCTGACACCATCCTGCAGGCCATTGACCGTCACGTTCACTTCTACTCAGATGTAGAGAAGCCGAACCAGACGCACCACCACTTCATATCTTACGATATCTCTTGCAACGAGGACTTTGCGCTACACGCGAAGTTCCACGATTGGGAGAAGATATTCTCGTTCTTCCGTGACCACGACCTTGCTATGGCAAGCATGGCTACCAAGACAATCCCACGCCAGTTCCTCGACTTCAACCCCGAGGGCAAGGTACGGATTCGCTTCTCGCTCATGCCCCAGCGTATCGCTGACATGGTAGAACCAAACACTGCATCTATTGCAGACCGCATCGCAGCTATCGACGAATTCATCGATGCAGGCTACGACATCCATGTAAACTTTAGCCCAATCATATTATACAATGGTTGGGAAGATGACTACGAGGACTTGTTTTGGCAGCTCAACGATGGTATCGCACACTGCAACAAGGACATTGTGCTGGCCGAGTGCATCTTCCTCACACACGAGGAGAAGAAGCACATGCGCAACCTCGAAGACAAGCTACCCGCTGAGCACCTCTTGTGGAACCCTGCAATACAGGAACCCAAGACCAGCCAGTACGGTGGCAAGAATGTACGTTACCGACGTGACTTAAAGCGTCAAGCTATTAACCGTTTCACTGAGATACACGACCGTGTAATACCTTGGAACACAATCAGATACATATTCTAATGACTATCCTTTGGTTTTTCGATGTGCTTGCTGTATCAGCAGCCGTCGCTGTTATCCTGTTCGGTGTATGGCTTGCCATCGCATGTATCCTGCTCAGTATTCAGGCCTATTACGAACACGTTGTCGAGGTAAACCATCGCATGATGGACAGGTTTTCCCAGACTACTAACTACCCAATGTATCAGCGCTATCAAGAGAAAGCCATGACTGCAGCTGGGCGCTTGAACTTCGTGTACAAACTGCTGGGCTACATCACTTTTCTCTAATGGTCTATTACATCTCCCCCCAGACTTCTAACTTCGATGACATCAAGACCTGCACCGAGCAGAATGCATACGACTACCTCAAGAAATGGCGGTCATTCCAAGTCGACACGGAGACCACAGGCCTCTCTTTTGTGGACGACACGCTTCTCACGATTCAACTCGGTACCAGTGAGCACCAGTTTGTATTCGATGTCCGGCACAAACCGGAACTTCCGCTAGTCAAACTGCTCCTTGAGTCGCGTGCCAGCAAGAAGATTCTGCACAACGTCAGCTTTGACTACAAGTTTCTTAAGGCTTACGGCATGACACTCGCCAACGTGCACGACACGATGGTGATTGAGAAGGTACTTACCAATGGTAAGGACACTGTGCGTGGCTTCTATGGACTCGCTGCCTTGCTGGACAGGTACCTCGGTATCTATATGTCCAAGGAAGAGCAGACTAGTTTCATCGGACACGAAGGTGAGTTCACCAAAGCACAGATTATCTATGCTGCCAAGGACGTCCAGTACCTGCAACAGGTGCGTGACTTACAAACGGCGGACGCTACTAAGCAGAAGCTCGAGAGCTGTGTTTCTTTGGAGAATGCTGCAGTGCTCGCGTTTTCGGACATCGAGTACAACGGTATGCTCGTGGACAGAGACAGGTGGCTAAATCTAGCTGCCGACAAACTCGCAGAGGCGCAAGGACTAGAGCGCCAGCTGAACGAATTTATTCTTAATGACGATACGTTTTCAGAATTCAAGCCGTCCGCGTTTCAGACGGACCTTTTCGCGTCCGAGGACGTGGCACGCGTTTCTTCGGTAAGCATTAACTGGTCATCACCTCATCAGACCACCCCTATCCTTCAAAAGCTACTACCTAAATTGGAGTCTTCCGACACTAAGATACTGGTAGCCAAGCACATGAGTGTACACCCCCTTATCCCTGCTTTCGTGCAGTTCAAGGAGAAGTACAAGAAGGCTACGGCGTTTGGTCCCGAGTGGTGTGATAAGTACATCGATTCTGATGGAAAAGTTCACACTAGTTTCACGCAGATTATTAGGACAGGTCGAGTAAGTTCGTCCCGCCCCAATATGCAGCAAATACCAGCCGACAATGATTACAGAAACTGCTTTATTGCTCCTAAAGGTTGGTCGTACGTCTCATCCGACTTCTCATCCCAAGAGTTGTGTATTATCGCGCATGGTTCACAAGACCCTGTGTGGCTCACTTCCCTCGAGAACGGAGAAGACCTCCACTCAGTCTGCGCCGACCTTGTCTACGGACAAGAGTGGGTAGACGCAGCTGATGACGACTGTGTTTAGATGGCTCACAAGTCCAAGTGCGATTGCAAAGGACATAAGAGCCTGCGTAATGCAGTCAAGGGTATCAACTTTGGATTGGCCTATGGTATGGGCCCGCACAAACTGTCCGATACACTTGACATACCTGTCGAGCAAGCACAAGAGCTCATCGACAAGTACTTCAAAGTGTTCCCGTCTATCAAGAAGTTCCTTGACAAGAATGGACGCTTTGGCAAGAAGCACGGTTACATCCGCACGATGGAGCCCTACGGCCGCATCCGCAAGTTTCCCTTGTGGGCCGGCCCTGCTACTGAGATGAAAGACCTCGGTGCAATCGACCGCATGTCACGTAACACTCCTATTCAGGGTGCTGCGGGGGACATGACCAAAGAGGCTATGTGCCGTATCCGTCAAATCATTCACGACAAGCGTGACGAGATTCAGATGGTTATGGCCGTACATGACCAGCTTGACTTCGTCGTTCGCGATGACTTGCTGGAGAAGTACAAGCCTATCATTACAGAACAAATGGAGCTCGCGGGTAAGACTATCGTGACCTCCGGACTGCTCAAGTCCGATACTACATCCTCTAAATGCTGGGAAAAATGAGCAAAGAAATCACACTTGACGGAGTTATTGAAGACCTCCGTGCCGCTACGAATCAACTCGACCAGTTCGCGCAAGCGGCTACCGAAAAGACAGACGACCAAGTTTTGCGTGCTCGTATGACCCAATGCCTCGTGCTTGCTGGTACTTCACTCGAGATTCTTGGTGGACTGAACGTTGCTGCCAAAGCTGCAGCAGCTGCGCAAGAAGCAGAGGCTACACAAGAATCCGAGAAGGATGCTTAAGGGAGTATTTTGCAATGGTAACGCGCCTACGTATGCCCATCAGGGTGACGCAGGTGCTGACATCACGGCAAACGAGACGGTAACAATCCGGTACGGCGAGCGTCAGCTTGTCCGTACTGGACTCCGTCTTGCTCTGTCTGATGACGTTGTTGCCATGGTCTGCTCGCGTAGCGGACTTGCACACAAGAACGGGCTCATCGTGGCTAACGCGCCGGGCATCATCGACAGTGGATACCGTGGTGAAATCATGGTCAACTTGCTCAACACGGGCAAGGAAGACTTTGTAGTTACACCCGGCATGCGTATCGCACAGCTTGTGGTACTGCCCTTCGTCAGCGTTGCATTTATGCCAGTTGATGACGAGGTATTTGACCAGTTCGAAGAGACCGAGCGTGGCAAAGGTGGACATGGTTCCAGCGGAGAATGATTGTAGCTTTCGAGATGCAAGGAATCAACGACACGCGTCCATTCATGCTGACATGGCAGTACGGTGAAAACAAGTTCTACAATTTGGACATTCCAAAGAACTTGTACCGAGCTGACCTTGAGGCCGGATGGAACGTAAGCGGCGACGAGCACAACTTTCACATCAGGCTTACGCCTAAGTATGTGGAGATTGACACGTTGACCGAGGAAGACAACGGAGAACACCGCTTCTGGGGCGTATCTATTACTGACGTACACGGCGAAATGCCTAAAACTGTCGGTAAAGGTACAGTCTCGTGGGGCGAGTTCTTTGTCATGGACGGACTCACAGAGGACGACATGATTTTATCAGAAACAAATCTCAATGGAGAATGACGCAATGGCTATTGTGAAGCGATTCACAGCAATTATGGACCGCAACGCAGGACGTAAACAGCATTTGTCTGTTACCATGAGTGAGCTTTACATACTCAATGAGGACGTAAAGAACCTGTTTCACAAAGACGACTTATCATGACACAACGTGACCGATGGGAAATGGAAGAACGCGAGTTCACCATGTCCGCCGTAGTAACAAAAGTCTACTCCATTGACGTGCGTGTAAACGCCGCCAGTGACGAGGAAGCACGGGCTATCTTCGAGAACATGAAAGCAGAGATTGCGAGTAACTGTACCGATGACACGCTTGAGGAGACGATTGTAGAAGAGGAGGGTTGCTACGACCCCATCAGCAGCTTGGATGATTGACGAGAAACGTCTAGCACGCCAAAAGAGTATCCTCCGTGACTGGTCTAGCGCCGGTTGCAGAGGTACTCTTGAGGCTTGCACGGGGTTTGGTAAGACATACACTGCCATCCTTGCAATCCAAGCGCTGAACGCGCAACAACCCGGCGAGTCTACACTCGTCGTAGTACCTACCATACACCTTAAAAAGCAGTGGGAAGACCAAGTGTCTGAGCTCAGCAACGTAACGGTAATGGTAGTAAACTCTGCGGTCAAACAAACGTGGAACGTGAACCTTCTCATCCTTGACGAGATTCACAACTACGCAACAAGCACCTTTGGCACCATCTTTCAGCAGGTGACATACAGAAAGGTACTTGGTCTGACAGCGACTGTCGCCCGACAAGACGGGAACGACTATCTTCTTCGGCAGAAGGCGCCCATTGTGGCGACTGTCAAGCTCGAAGAAGCGCTGCGTGAAGGGTACGTCAGCCCGTTCAGGGTATTGAACGTACCGGTTTACTTGAATGACACAGACCGCGAGAACTATCTGGAGCTATCCAGAAACTTCAGCTACTACTTCTCTAAATTCGGCAACGACTTTGGGCAAGCAATGAACTGCCTCAAGTCAGACCAAGCCTGCGTGAACTTCGCTCGCAGGTCTGCTGCCGATGCAGACAAGGTCAAGGTATGGGCAATCAACTTCAACCGCAATATGGCGAAAAGGAAGAAGATGCTCTACCTTAACGAGTCTAAACTCGATGGCGTGTACCGTTTGTGCACCAAGCTGGGGGAGCTGAGGACCATCACATTTAGCGAATCGGTGGACTTTGCTAACGAGATAACCGGGCGACTACCGTTCGAGTCTGTCGCGTACTCTAGTAAAATGCCAGCCAAGAAACGGCGCAACGCACTCGAGCAGTTCAACACCGGCAAGGCACGCATCATTAACACGGCGCGCGCATTGGACGAGGGGTTTGACGTACCGGGTGTCGAGCTTGCTATCATCTCAAGTGGTAGCAGTTCACCTAGACAAGACGTGCAACGCACGGGACGTGCTATTCGATTCGTCGAAGGAAAGGTTGGCTACATTATCAATCTATACATGCCCGACACGCAGGATGAGAAGTGGATGCGCAAGCGCCAGAAGAACTCTACCAACATCCAACACGTGCAATCCTTAGACCAAGCCATCGAGATAATCGGTGGCATAACCACAAGCCTATGACTTACGAAGAAGAACTAGCTAAGAAGCACGAAGCGATGGACAAGTTCGAGGAGTTCGTGGATGCCTACCCGAAGTTCCTGTGGATTGAAGGTAAGCGTGTACCTGCTTTGAACGCCGACATGGATGAACTGGAAGAACGGTACATCGAGAAGGTGGTCAAGCGCAAGATGCACGACCGCGTTATGAAAGCCCTGACATGGGCTGCCAACAACCACGAGATTCACATGGGCATCCAGAAATGGTTTGCATCCCGCCAGTGGGTAGCCGTAGAAGAGATTATGAATGACACCACAGGACAGAAACTACCCGGAGCAAGGCTCCTCTAAGTTGGACATCCAGACCAGCAAGCTCGCTGCTGTTAACGCAGCCAACGAGATATCCGAAGCTAGGTCTGGTAACCGACTAGTCATGGCCAGCCGGTGGGACAAGCTCAACTACATGTTGCTTGGCGGTTTCCAGTTTGGCCAAACGTATATGTTGTGCGGGGCTTCCGGTCACGGTAAGTCCTACATGCTCAACATGCTACTGCGAGACTTCACTAACCCGACCTTGCAGAAAGACGTAAGCAAGACCCGCATCCTGCACTTCTCATTCGAGATGTCAGCTGCTGCGGAAATGACACGTCGCATCTCTACCCTCACAGGCATCAGCTATCGTAAGCTCATGTCTGCTGACAGGCCGCTGAACGCGGAAGAGCACGGGATTGTGGCGTCTGCTGCAGAACGACTGAAGGACGAGCCCATCTACTTTGTAGAGACACCGGGCAACCGCCAACAGATTCGTAATACTATTGACCGCATGAAGCAGAAGTTCCCAGATGATAACCTTGTTGTCACCTTGGACCACACGCTGCTTGCGCAATCAATGCCCGGAGAGAACGAGATTCAGACGTTGGCTGAGCTCGGCAAGATGTTCATCGACATCCGTAAGGAGTTCGGTACACTCAACATCCTGCTGTCACAGCTCAACGACAAGATTGAGTCTTCGTCTCGACGTGACCCAAGCGTACCTTCGCTTCACTTTCCCACTAAGACCGACATTCACGGTAGCAAACAGTTGTACCATGCAGCTGACGTTTGCCTCGTGATGCACCAACCTGCCCTACTCGGGTTGGAAGTCTACGGGCCGGACCGTGTCCCGACTATGACTGAAGACGGTAAGAACTTAATTAGTTTGCACGTCCTCAAGAATCGTCATGGCACACAAGGTTATACCCGTATGATTGCCAATCTAGAGAACGGTAGGATAGACCCGTGGTCCGACAACTACAAGGCAGACGTGCCCTTGGACGGACCATTATTTTCAATTCAGTAACGCATCCAACTACCAACTGAACGGACCCCGGCGAGCCGTAAATCGCCACGACTGCTGACCTTGTTTGGTCAGAGCAAGGTGGGTAAAACCACAACCCTTGCACAACTTGACAACTGTCTCATCGTTGATACCGAGCAAGGTACCGACATGATTGATGCCATGAAGGTGCAGTGCAACACTTTGCAAGAAGTGATGGCTACACTCAAGGCATTGCGCGAACGTGAGACGCAGTATGACTACATCGCCATTGACACGATTGACAACATCGTTCACTGGATGGAGGAGTTTGTCTGCAAGTCCGAAGGTGTCAAGACCATCGGTGACCTCGAGTTCGGTAAGGGTTACGCTATGGTGCGTGATAACGTGATGAAGATTATCTCTCAGCTCAAGCCTCTGGCTGCTAAGGGTGTCATCCTCATCGGTCATCGCAAGAAGACTTTGATTGCCAATGATACGGACATCAAGGTTAACACCAGCAGCCTTGACCTGAGCGGTAAGCTCAAGAACTTCATCATGGCCGACAGCGACGCCATTGGTTATGTGTTCCGTGATTCGGAAGGCGTACTCAAGGTCAGCTTTATGGCCGACGACGAGACCGAAGCCGGCGCTCGTTGCGAACACTTGCGAGGCCAAGTGCTCGACTTCACCATGTCCCAAATCTACATTGACTGATGTACAATATTGATAACTCTGTCGAGTCCCCCAAGTCCAACGCTCCGATGCCCGCTGGTATCAACCAGAATGTCCGTCTCCTCGGTGTCTTCTTTGAAGCACTGCGTCAAGATGGTACGGGTGGCAACGTGCTCAAGTTTAACTTTGAGGACGAGTCCGGACGTAAGTTCCGTCACACCGAGTTCGAGGTGGACGTAGAGCGCCAGAAGCAAATGGCTCAACAGTGGGGCAAGGACCCAGACAAGCAGGTGCGTAATGCACTGATGGGTCTGAGCGGACGTGTCAAGCACATCCTGTCTTGCTTTATCCCAAAGGATAAGGTTGTCATCACTGGCAACACGTGGGACGAGTTCGGCGGCAACGTCGTGTCTCTGTTGGGTGACGCCTTCAAGGGTGTTGACGTTCGCGTCAAGCTCATCCTCAACAACAAGGACTACACCATGTTCCCGAAGCAGGCTTTCCGCCCCTTCATCCAGCGCATGGATACGCCTGACACGTTGGCCATTGAGGAGAAGTACGAGCGCGTTGTTCCTAAGTCTGCAGCCGGCACTAGTGCCAGCGGACTGGACGCACTGCTCGACGACCCGACCCCTGCAGGGCCTGTTACCGGTGACCTCGATGCTGCTATTGCTGCAGCTAACGTGAGCACTCCGGTAAACGAGCCTGCTCCGTGGGACGAGATTGCAGCCAACCCACCTTTGGGACAGCCTGTGTCTAACAACAATGACGAGGACCTCGTATTCTAATGGCTAGGTTGAGTTTGTTGAAGCGGTGGTACATCCGACACCGCCTGCCCGGTCACACAGATTGGGCTACGATGTTTATGATTAGTGCTGGATGGGCTATGCTCATCTTCTGCTTGTACAAGCTATTGAACTGATATAATAGGGGGTGTCTTCGGGCGTCCCCTTTTATTCATGTATAGTATCTTACCTACTATTAACAAGGAATGGATACTTGAGCGTGTATCGCAAGAAGAAATCATGGTCCGGTACACCGGCCATCCAATTGTAATCAACGCCAAGTTTCATTCCCCGTTCCGCGAGGACAACAGCCCGTCTTGTGTATACTATTACAACAAGCAGGGCAAGTTACTATTTCGTGACTTCGGCAAGGGGCGTCCCATGGATGCCTTTGAGGTAGCGTGCACTGTGTTGCGCTGTGACTTCACCGAGGTCTTGAAAAGACTGACCGACGAGTTCAACTTGCTGCGTGTAGAACGCACGCCTGTAGTTGACGAAACGTTGGAGCTAGCCAAGAAGCTAGCCAATGACCCTACATCCATAACTATCGAGCCCTACACCCTCAACGGCTCATGGGATATGGACGATGCTGGCCAGAAGTTCTGGCATAAATACGGCGTCACACCTAGTACACTCAAGAAGTACAAGGTCTTCCAGTTGAACCAAGCGTGGTGCAACGAGAAACCTATCTACAGGTACGTTGCAACAAGCCCGGGCTTTGCCTACTGGTTTGGTGGTAACGACTACAAACTGTACTTCCCACTCAAGGACAAGGTGCGCTTCCTATGCAACACAGACGTGGTGCAGGGCGATTCGCAGCTACCCAAGGGTGGTAAGCACCTCATCATTACCAAGTCTCTCAAGGACGTGATGGTGTTTGCTGAGTATGGTGTGCCTGCGATTGCTCCGCAGTCCGAGGTGCACCCGTTGACATACGACTACGTAGACGAACTGAAGCAACGCTTTAGCAAGATTACACTAGTCTATGACTACGACTACACGGGTGTCAAGAACACGAACAAGATGCGCCGACAGTTTGATATCAACTACGCCTTCGTCGAAGGTGCCAAGGACATATCAGACCTACAGGTGTCGTCTCCCTATCACGCCCAGCAATGGGTTAACAAGCTAATGAATGGCTGATGCAGAACAAATCTGGCTCGTCCAAGTCTTCGACTCCCAAGAGGGCACCGTCCAAGCGCAAGGCTTCCGCTCACAACAAGGGGCAGCTGAGTGCATCAAAGACATCAAGGAGCAGCTCGCAGACCAAGGCGAATGGACGTACGAGAAAGCAAGCGAAGACGGTTTCGCCATCAACGCAACGCTCGACGACCGTGTTATCCAAATTGATTGCTTCGAAGTCTGGGTTAACGATTGAGATTCCTGAGTACATTACTCACGTGGAGCTCAGCAAAAGTCGTAAGCCTAAGTACTACCGCAAGGGTCAGAAGATTCCCAAGAAGTATGCGAAGTTTAAGAAATATGATTTACGTGGTCGTCTGCTTGGGGCTGACGGGCTTCCTATTGTGGCTAATGCTGCTGTGGTTAGCAAGCCTCGACTTCTAAAGATTAACGGCCAGCAACTCTACAGCGGCAACATGAACCCCATGATGCGCTCGAAGGTTGTGAACCTTATCAAGGAATTCTTCCAACCCTATACCTCTAAGCTTAAGCCAGTTGGCATACCTGTCCGTATCGAAGCGGACTTGTACGCACCGCTGCAAGCAAAGAACTGGGACTTGGACAACCAGTGGATTTACCACAAATGTTTCCTTGACTCTCTCGTGAAGAACGGCGTGCTGCCTGATGACAACGTTATGTTTGTCACACAAGCACCCGGCTTCCGTTACTTCCCTGTTGACCACACGGAAGACCGCAAACTGGTATACCGACTTGTCCCTGAGGACAGGCCGGAGATACTGGAACACGGGGCATACGTGTCCTACCACACCGAAACCGAATCAGACGAAAGTCTGAGCTTCTAACCGCTCATAGACTGCGCTATTGCACGAGAGCACCTCAACACACAGAACATGAAGTTTAAGAACACCGCCGCTGAGTATCAGTCAACTGTTAACTCTGGCAAGAAGATGGGCTTTGCCCCCGAAGCAGAAAGCTTCCTGATGGACATGATGTCCGACGGTCTGTACTCCGACAAGTACGGCAGTATCGTACGTGAACTTACCTCGAATGCCATCGACGCCAACGTCGAGTCAGGTAAGGCCAACCAGCCCGTACGTATTGACCTCACAGCACCAAACAGTTTCTCCAATCAAGGCGAGATTGCATTTACTGACTGTGGTATCGGCATCAGTCCTGAACGTATCGATGACATCTTTACCTTGTACTTTGCGTCTACCAAGCGCGATGATAACGAGATGATTGGTGGCTTCGGTATCGGTGCAAAGTCCCCGTTCGCTTACACTGACGTGTTCCGTGTGGAGACGTGGTCTAGCAATGTCAAGCGCACCTACCTGTTGGAGAAGCGCGGACAAGACCGTACCTGCACCCTGCTCAGCGAAACACCTGAGGTGGGTTGCGGTACGGTTATCCGTATCCCCATCGCTAGCCGGTTCGACTACGAGAAGTTTGTCAAGGCTGTCAACGAGCAGACCCTGCTCATGCGTCCTATCGCAGTGACCTTGACCGACAACGCGGAGTACACGCCTGCTACGGTCTATGAGTTTGACACGTTCTACATTGCGCTTGACCGCCACGGTGACCCTGTTACTAACAAGGTTGCACTTGGTAATGTAGTGTACGACCACTTCGAAGCTATAGACATCTACAGGACATACCGTGGTGTGCCTGTTATTCCGAAGCTTGAGATTGGTAAGGTCATGCCGACCATGAGCCGCGAGTCTTTGCAGCTTACGGATGACGCCAAGACGTACATCAACGAGCGGTTTGCAGAGGTCGTAGGTGAGATGCAAAGCATGGCTGACAGTCAGGCTACCGAAACGGACAGCCTTATCGAAGCTATGAAGGGTCGCAAGTCGCACGCATTGGAACTGCCTGACGGTACCAAGTTCGACATGGACTGGGCTATGTCTCGTCAACGTCGTGTGTCCGAGGACCTTGTTAACATGAAGGGCTTGACCTACACCAAGTTCCCCAAGGCTCCGCTCGGAGAAGTCGCTTCCTACTGCAGCATGCTGTTGGAGATGGAGAACGAGTGGCAGGAGAACAACCGTGGTATGGGCAAGAAGTTCCGCTGGTCTAAGCAGAACGCTGACTACCGCCCTATCGCTGTGTTGCTCGGTAACGTGACCGCTGGTACCTACTGGAAGAAAGAGGCTGAGATTGTGCGTAGTCCTCAAGGCATCAAGATTACTGCTGCCGACAAGGAGTACATTGCAGAAGTGTTCTCTGAGAAGCCGCTGCTGTTTGTGTCCCGCAAGGCTGACCCGAACCTGATGGCTATCACTGGGTTCCACACCTTGATTGCACAGTCTGGCTCACTGCCACACGGCAAGACGAATGCCGAGGTTCTCTATGAGCGCTTTGGTAAGCAGTTCTTGGTCGAGCTCAAAGAGCACAGTGTGCACGCTGACAGTGTCCTTGCTACCGAGCAATGGCGAGAAGCACGCAAGCTGCGTATGGCTGAGCTGCGTAAGCAGAACAAGACTGACAAGAAGGTTCGTGCCAACGATGCATTTCGTTTGCGTGGAATTGGTCGGTTTGGTGTGGTAGACTGCCCCCTGAAAGATTTGCAGAAGAATATCGGGAAGGGCGTTATTTACTTGACCACCTTGGAAGTACAAGCACTCAAAGAAGAACACGCTAATGGTGATTGCCGTTGGCAAGACTTTGATGCTTGGGTACACGAGAACTACGAAATGAACGATGTTCGTTTGTTCGCCGTGTCCGCCAAGACTGCCAAGGAGTTTGCGAAGATGGAGGTCTTCGAGTCATTCGCTAACCTTCAAGCTAAGCGTGAGGCCCGCAAGGTCACCAACGACGCAACTCGTTTCTTCACTCGCTTCTGGCAGATGCGTCAGATTGCAGGCTTCGATGCCTTCCTTGACTTGCACTGCGCCGGTGATAAGGCATTCAACCGTTACATGCAACAGGTCCGCAAGGCCGAAGTGATTGCACACAAGCGGATGGGTGCTACCAACACCGGTGAGTCTATCACTCAAGACGTGTTCAAGATTGGTCAGATGTCCGTCAGCCTAGCTCCGCTTGGCAAGATGGTCAAGACCTACCTTGACATGCAAGAGAAACAACCGTTTCTCGCTGACGCAATCGCTGGCATGCGGACTTGGAATACCAAGTTCAATGCCATGTGTGCCGAAGCACTCACGTACGTGTACCCCAACCGTGCGTAATCAAAACCGGGGGTCGTCAATACTGGCGGCCCCCACCATCTCAACAATTATGGAAAACATCAACATCCATGCCATTCGTCATGGCAACCAAGTCCACGTCATCGTGGGCCTCGACATGTACCGCCGGGAGTTCAAGAACACCGACGAGGCAGTAGCTCTGTACAACCAAGCTCTGTCTGCACGAAGCAACCCGAACAGCACCAACGTAGAGCTCTTGCTCAACGAGTGCATGCCGGGACGCAAGCTCATCGCCGACAACATCTTCAGCATCAAGAACGGTAACTTCTACCTGACTGGTTATGAGACTGTTGCAATGCCCGAGGAGCTTGTCCTGCGTATCCAACAGCACGTCGAGGACAACATCAGCGTGCAACCTCTGGTCAACTTCTGGAAGCTGTTGCTCCTGAACCCCGACCCGCAAGCACGCAACGATGCGTTCAAGTTCATGTCGCAGTACGACTTCCCTATCACGGACTCC